AGTAAATATGATCCTGTTACTGTTATTAATGAAGATACCTGTGAGGTAAGTGTTTCAACTGATGAAGTTAAACTACCAGTTGTAATTTTTATTGCATCTACTTCTGATTGAATAGATGCTGTAAATGTATTTAATGAACCTGTTGTTCTATTTAGTGGTCCTAATGATGCTGAATCACTTACACCGCCAGATTCTAGATTAGATAAACGATCAAGTACTGAAACACCGTCAAACGTTATATCAGCTCCACTAACATGTAGTGCACCTGTTATTGCTAACGATGACGATCCTGGTACTATCCTAGCTTGTACCTCGCTTCCGGATGCAAATATTAATGAGCCGGATAATTCTGATGAAAAAGTAGTCATTTACCTCTCTTACTTTTTTTTAACATTACGACAACCTTTTCTACGAATAAATAGCTTTTTATAAAGCTTTCGTATCAATTTCTCCAGTTATTTTTATAGATGACTTACTGTACATCTTCTTAGGGTTAAAATTAACTGCATTTATTGCATCAGTTATTATATACCCAAGTAAGTTTATATCAAACTCAGTTTTAACAATTCTGTCATTACCTTGAACTAAGTCTGTAGCAGTAGAATAGTTGTTAACCATAGCTCTAAACTTAAATTTATTTGGGTCTCCCCAATATGAATCAGAGGCAAAGTTAATACCTTCGATTATCTTGTTGTTCTGTTCCATGTAGTCAGTAAATATTACACAAGAGTATGTTATATTAACGTAGTCCGGTATGGCTACTGCATACATTTCTTTATCTTTAACTCTATTGTTTAAGGTACCAAATCTATCGTAAGCATTTTTACGTGAATACTGTTTGGTAAATATGCCAAAGTTTTGAGGATTGTTACCATCTAACTTATTACCTAAGTTTCTATTCTTTTCTAGGTTAGTTCTTTTAAATGTAATTAAAGGTGCTTGCATCTTACCGTTTTTATCACGATAATATCCATCTTTCTGCATAGCTGCCCATCTTTCAGGTGAAGCATATATAAGAGGCACATTAATTACTGAACTGTTCTGAGTTACCTGAGGTTTAAGTACGTTATTAAAGTAATAGAAGATAGATTCATCTATATCCTTAACACCAATGGTAATAGTTTCAACGGTATCGTTATCTCTAGATACCTGTAAAGCTCTATCCTTTAGGTTATTCTGTACTTCGTACTCTGGTGTTGGTTTATTTCCTGCCATCTTATCTAGATACTACTTTACTTATACCCACTTTATCAGCTCTTGTAAGGTGACAGTCAACTATGATGGATACTGATGATCCAAAGTTGTTAGCATAGCTAGATAAATTATATCCACTGTCTCTACCTACAAATAACTGATTCTCTCTAACTGTATCTACTTCATAGAAGTCGGTGTGCCATTGAATAATGTCACCTACCTCTGCTACAATATTAGAATCTACCATATCCTCTCTAATAAATGCAAATGAAGCTTCTCTACCTAAATCAGGACCGAATTCCTGTATATCTATTACTTGATCACCTCTAGTTATTAGACAATTTAACTTATTAGCATTAAAGTACGATTTGTCCATTGCTTCACCGTATAAATTAACGTCTGTATCTTCTAAACTTATCTTATGGTATAGGACTTCTTGCTCTATTATATCATTAATAAGCTCACGACTAAGTTTAGTCATTAAATTAAAGTCTCTATTTGATCCGAATAACATTACTTCTCTTCTATTGTTTGTTCCCCTACTTTTATAGCTATTATATTACTATACTTAGTGGATGCATTAACTTTAAATGATTTAAAAGCTTCTATAGGTTCTTTTTGACTGATTAACTTAACTTTATATGTAGCTAACTTACTATCAGTATCTTCTGATGCTATAGTTACGGTAGTAACACCTGGTAGAGCTCGTAAAGCATCATCATATCCTTTAGATCCTTCGTCACCGTAGGTAATCTTTACCATGGCTTCATAAGTTCTATAATCTAACTCTAAAAGTAACTGTATTAATTTCATTAACCTACGTATATTACCATTGGTACTGACTTTAATGTAGTCTGTACATCTTCTGCTTCTTTAGCTTGTGCTTCTAACTGAGCAGAACGACCGGTAGCATCTAACATACCTCTTAAACTAGTCATTAGTTCAACTTTTTCTGTTCTAGCATCAGCTAATAAGTCTGCTTGATTTAAAGTTGCTTCAGAACCTGGTATTGGTACAGTTCCGTACTTACCTCTAACGTAAGCAAGCATTTCTTTTGCTAATCCTAATGTATACCTGTATATCCACTGTCTTCCAACACTGTTTATTTGGTTATATGTAGGGTTACTGTATGGTACTTCGGCTATATTAGTTATTTTATTAGTACTTTGATCGTAATTTATTTTAGATTTGTCATTTTCTAAGTAGTATTCAAAGAACATACTAGCTCCTCCACTAGGTACTGGGAATACTCTTAATTGATTGTTAACTAATTCAAAGCTATATGCTGATTTTCTTATCTGATCGTTAAATTCAATACCTTGTAGTAAAGCTACGTCATAAGATATAGGCATCATCATAAAGTTAATACCTGGACTCATAGCTCCAAAGTTAAATGCAGACATTAATGATTGTATACCGGTACCTGTACCAGCATAAGGGTCAAAGTAACGTTGTATAGCAGGTGGTGCTTCGTAAAACACTTTACTTACCTGTATTGAACCTTCTATACTTGCTGATACTGCCCAATCATTTAAATCGTACACTTGTTGATCAGCAATCATTGCTATTGAACCTGTATATTTTGTTACATTACCTCCAACACCGGCTTCTGTACCGTAGTGTTTAGAGATTTGTATTATTCTGTTTAGTGTAGGGTCTATAAGTTGGTTATTTACTGTGCTTCCGGTAGTTGATCCTTCTAAGTTTAGGTAATTTTCTTTTATCTTATATTGAAAGACTTCATTACCGTACGTTGTCACTGCTTCCTCAAAGCAAGTGTAAAAAGAACCACTATTTAACTCAACATCCATTAATGGAAAACCTAATCTAGTTGCACAAAAATTAGCAACCTTATCTGCATCAGCTTGAAAATCTGAATCAGTATCATAGAATCCAAATGGTGTAGATCCGGTAGTAAATGTAGAACTACCTCCCCAAATTGTGATATCAGCCATCTATACTAGTTTAATTATAAATAGGTGTAAAAAAAAGAGGCCCGAAGGCCTCTCTCTTAAATATAATTCTAAAAAGAAATATTAGATAGTATCTAAATCGATTACATCTATTTTTCCGTAGAATTCTGGTCTGATCATCTTCTTAGCGTAACGAGTCATTAAACCTTTTCTTGGAGTGAAGGTTTCTGGATCGTATACTAAAGGAGTCATCATTAATGGTACGTAAGGAGCATAAACTGCACCAGCTTCTAAGAATTGAGATCCTCTATATCCCATAAGAACGATGTTCTCAGTCATATAAGGGTTCTTGTATACTTGGAATCTGTTGTTTAATGCACCAACTTTTTGTACGCCCATTGCGAACTGATCTTGATCACCGTTTGTTGCAGCTGCATATCCTGGAATAGATTCTAAGATTGTTGCTACTGTTGGAGATACTACTAAGAAATTAGCACCACCTCTTAACGTTTTCTGGTGAATTTTGTTACTTACTTTTTGAACTTTAGTACCAAGAGTTTGGAACCATTGTCCTTGAGTATTGTAAAAATCAGAAGTTGAAGTTGTCCAAGCAGAACCTTGGAATACTTTATTGTTCTCAGCAGACCATCTGTCTGTTGTGTTTGCATCAACGATTAACATATCTAAAATCTCTAGATCGATTTCCATTGAAATGTACTCACTTAAAAGTGAAGTCAATTCAGCTTCTGCGTCTACAGAGTGATAAGCGTTTAAATCTTGTGCAAATTCTGGTGTCCATTGTGCTTTTAACTTTCTAGTCTTAGCAACAATTGCCTCAGATGCAAGTGTAACATCGATTTCTGGAATAGAAATTGAAGTATCTACAGCTCTATTTGATCCAGCTTCAAAGTCTCCTCTGTCGTTGTCAGATGGCTGTTGGTGGTAAAGTACTGTATAAGTATCAGTATCACCAAGATCTTTAGATCCAGTGTTTACTAAGAAAGATACTGTGTTACCTGATACAGAAGTATATTGTGCGTCAGAAGTAATATCTACAGATGCAGATAATAATCTAAATGCTCTTACACCTTTAGTATCAATTTTATCATTAGCGTTAAATGCTAAAGATACTTTTTTAAATGCTACTTGTTTTACTGGATCGTATCCAACATCACTTAAAGCAACAGAAGAAGTTGCAGCTCCTGCAAATGCTTTTGAAGCAGAGTTAATTGTATATCCGAATTGTCCAGCACCGTAAAGACCACCTGTTGGATCTGCATCTTTAGTCATCTTTGTAGATGCTTCAGTTACATTACCGTACATGTTTTCTCCGTCAGTTCTTCCATTTCTAGAATCTCCATATTTGAAGTCTAGGTAAAATACAAGACCTGAAGGTAGGTTCATTGGTTGCACAGATACGAAATCTTGTGCAGAAATTTGAGCAAATACTTTTCTTACTAATGGTAATGCTACTCCTGCCCATTGCTCACCTTGACCTGCAGTAAAAGTACCACCTGTCCCAGTTGTGTTTGCTTCTGCAACGATTTGTTTAGCTTGGTTTTCAAGAATCATAGCCATGTGACCTGACTGTCTTTCTTCTAAACCTTCTAACAAACCTGATGCTGCCCACTTGTCAGCTAATTTAGCAGAGTCAGCTTGCATATTCTTGTAAGAATTGTTGCTACTCTCTAATAGGTTATTAATTTCCATAATTAAATTTTAATAGATTTTTATTATTTTATAATTCCAGCTAATTTTTGCATTCTAAGAACTGCATTAGATACTTCAGATATTACTTCAGGTTTTTTAGCTGTTGTACCTGTAGCTTTAGAAGCACTGCCTTTATGTTCTTTAATTGTTGTCTCTTTTTTAGTACCTACGTTATCAGCAACAGTTTCGAATACTAGCTTAACTTCTTTTACAGTTTCAGCTTTATCGAATGCAGCGATAATGTTTACTTTTTGAGATTCTGAAAGGTTGTTAGCCTTAAAGATTTTGTTAACGTAAAGTAATTTAGCATTTAGAATGTTTACCTCGTTTAACTCTGATCTTAGAGTTTGGATAGTTTCTAATGCTTGACCTAATTCAGACTTGTCTTCAGTTGCATCTTCTTTAAGATCAGCTACTCTATTAATATTGTAGTCAGATCCATCTGATTCTGCGTTAACTTGAACTGATGTGTCTTCTTCTACTTTTTCAGTAGCTTCGTCCATATCGTCTTCTTTTTTGCCTTCTTCCATTTCTTTTTCGTCATCTCCTTCTGAGATAGCGTCTAATTCACGGATAAGTTCGTCAAGGTCAATTTCCTCTTCGCCGTCGCCCATTTCAGGTTCCATACCAGGTTCTTCCATACCTTCTTCGTCTCCCATTCCTTCAATATCACCAGCATCCAT